TTTTACAGTTATTTCTTCATCATCTGTATTTGTTAGTTTTTTCTCAGCATTATCAGAATCATTATCTGGTTTTATTACCCAAATAAGTTCTTTACATGGATGATTAAAATTTAATTTAACATTTTTTAATGAATAATTATTTTCATCAGTATATCCATTTAATATAACTTCAGAACCATTAAATTGTAATTGTTCGATTAAATATTCGTGAGATAATTGAGCAAATCTTCTTCTTTCATCAGTATCTAAGAAAATATAATCAACCCATAGTTCCGCATCTTTTAATACAACATTACCATTCATAGTACTATTGCTTGATGCTTCTTTTATTTCATCATTATAGCAGTAATTTCCTGCAGATATATCTTTTATTTCTTGTTGATTGCAAAATTCAATGCTAAGTTTAACTTCATGATATTGTAAAGCAATTAAAGGTAAAGATAGACCAACATTTCTACAAAACCAAAATTCTAAAGGCACATAAACATCATATGTTTCAGTAGATGCTAAAAATATTGAACTATTTCTTATATTTCCTCCTACCATTTTATTATAACCATCTTTTTTACCTAATGGCATACTTAATTCATTCCAAATATACATCCATTCAGAATAATGTTTATCTATTTTTTGCCCACCTATTTCTAATTCAATTTGTTTTAACAATCTAAGACCAAAATAGGGAACTAATGCAACATTTCCTGTAGCTTTTAATGTTCCTTTGAAATATATTCTGTTAATTAAATCTCCATTTCTTGTTATCAAAACGTTAACACGAGAGCCGAGTCTTGCAGTTCCATTAAATGTTTGTTCTATAGATTCAATAGCAAAGTTTGTATGACGACGATATACAACTTTAAAAAAAGTTATTTGTGGATTACCAGTTAGAAAAACATCTTGAGCACCATATGCTACTAATTGTAAAAGACCACCACCCATAATATATCTTTATACTATATTAGGAGAAAAAAATTAGACTTATATAAATTTAATTGGAATATGCAATTCCTCCCATTCCTGACATTATTCTTAGTATGTTATAGTTAACAGCATAAATAGAAAATATATATTCTGAAGTAGTCACACCTTGAGCTATTTCAAACTTAATAAATGATGTATCTATTCTAGACATATTTAAAGTGCCGGATGGTTGGTGTTCTTCGGGTTTTAATGCAAAAGAATATACATTTATACCCGCATTATTTGGAACATTCTCGTGATGTTGAAATGGTTGAATTAAATTAAAGTAGTTATTATCTCTTGATGTAAATCTATCATTACCATTTAATAATATTTTAGCTTTAGTATACGTATTTCCTTTTGCAGAGCCTCTTGGTCCTAATAATTTTTTCATATCATTATAATCAGTTATAACTGTATCCTTATCCAACTCGTTGCCATCTCTACTATAATTAAACCAATTTCTATTTATTTCATGTTCGCCAGTTATTGGTTTTTTAATAGTCCAAACCAATTCTTTAACAGGATGGTTGAAATTTAATCTTATTTTTTCAGATAACGCTTCTTTTCCTGTAAATTGTAATTGCTCTATTAAATATTCATGAGATGTTTGAGCAAATTTTCTTCTTTCATCTGTGTCTAAGTAAATATAATCGACCCATAAATGTGCATTTAAAGTAGCAGTAGCTGGGGTTATTGACGATTCCGCCCCTACACCAATTCTTGTATAACAATTTTTTTTTTCTTCAAATTGAATGTTAATTTTTATTTCATGATATTGTAATGAAATTAGTGGTAATGCCAACCCTACATTTCTACAAAACCAAAATTCTAATGGTACATATAGGGTTTTAGCACTAATATCTCCTCCTTTACCACCAACCATTTCGAAATAACCTTCTTTTTTAGATATAGGTAAACTTAATTCATTCCAAATATACATCCAGTCAGAATAATGTTTATCTATTTTTTGACCACCTATTTCAACCTCTGCATATTTAATAAGTCTTAATCCAAAATAAGGACATGCATTTGTCGTTACTGCTGAAACAACTAAATAAACTCGTGATATCAAGTCACCATTTCTTGCTATAGTGCTTGTTACTTTTTGACCATATGCGACTGTGCCATTAAAAGTTTGTTGTATAGACTCTAAAGCAAAATTTGTATGTCGTCTATAAACAACTTTAAAAAATGTAATTTGTGGATTACCAGTTAGATAAACATCTTGTGCACCATAAGCAACTAATTGTAATAAACCACCGCCCATATATTATATGTATCTTATACTATTATAATAGAAAAAAAATCTTTGAAAAAATCTAATTAGAATAAGCAATGCCACCCATACCTGATAATATACGTAATACGTTATAATTGACAGCGAATATAGAAATATCTGCCCCTGCAGAGCTTTTAATGTCTAATATTGCAGTATCTATACGAGACATGTTTAATGTTCCAGACGGTTGGTGTTCTTCGGGTTTTAATGCAAACGAATAAACATTGATACCAACATTATTTGGTACATTTTCGTGATGTTGGAATGGTTGTACTAAATTAAAGTATCTAGAATCTCTTGCATAAAATCTGTCATTTCCATTTAATATTAATTTAGCTTCAGTGAATAGTCTATCTTTAGATCCAGCAGGGCCTAAATTAGAAGATAAAGTATCATAACTAGTGTAGTCGCTTGTTGCGGTTAGACCCGCGTTAGTATAATTAAACCAGTCGATATTATCTTCCTCTTTGTGTAAAACCCATACTAATTCTTTAACAGGATGGTTGAAATTTAATTTCATTTTGCTAGAAGCTTTTTCTCTGCCAGTAAATTGTAATTGTTCAATTAAGTATTCGTGAGAAGATTGCGCGAATTTTCTTCTTTCATCAGTATCTAAATAGATATAATCTATCCATAAAGAACCAGATAAAGTTCCTTCCGACCCACCGTCATGTACTTTGTTAGGTTCTTCAAATTGTACTACTATTTTAACTTCGTGATATTGTAATCCGATTAAAGGTAATGCGAGACCTATATTTCTACAAAACCAAAATTCTAATGGAACATATAAAGATGTACCATCTAAACTGCCGCCTTTACCACCAACCATTTCGAAATAACCTTCTTTTTTACCTACAGGCATACTTAATTCGTTCCAAATATACATCCAATCGGAATAATGTTTATCTATTTTTTGGCCACCAATTTCAACTTCGGCATTTTTAACTACTCTTAAACCATAATAAGGTACTAGACCACTAGATCCAGTAACATTTAAAACTAAATAAGCTCTCGATATTAAATCACCATTTCTGGAAACGGTAGCAGTTACTCTTTGGCCATAACCAACAGTACCATTAAAAGTTTGTTGTATAGATTCTAAAGCGAAGTTAGTATGTCTTCTATATACTACTTTGAAAAAGGTAATTTGAGGATTACCTGTTAAATAAACATCTTGTGCACCATAAGCTACTAATTGCAATAGACCGCCTCCCATTATTAAATATTTATCTAATTTAATATAAGAAAAAAAATTACAAAATAAAATTTTAGTTGGAATAAGCTATACCTCCCATTCCGGATAATATTCTTAATACATTATAATTAATTGCAAATACAGATAATTGATGGGTGCTATCTTGACTTTCATATTCCAAATCTAATACAGCAGTATCTATACGCGACATATTTAAGGTTCCAGATGGTTGATGTTCTTCGGGTTTTAATGCAAAAGAATAAACATTGATACCAGTATTATTAGGAACATTTTCGTGATGTTGGAAGGGTTGTATTAAATTAAAATATCTTCCATCTCTCGCATAAAATCTATCATTGCCATTTAATATTAGTTTAGCTTTTTTGATTGGATTTTTTGTGTCTCCAGCAGGACCTAATGATGCAGACATTTCTTTATATGAAATATTATGTTGATTATTTAACAAATATGAATTACTACCATCAGAAGTTGATAATACATCTGCATCGTTTGTGTAATTCATCCATTCTTCATTCTTTGTGGCTTTGTCATGCATAACCCATACTAATTCTTTAACAGGGTGGTTGAAATTTAATTTAATTTTATTTTCGGCAGATTCTTTTCCAGTGAATTGTAATTGCTCTATTAAATATTCATGGGAAGATTGCGCAAACTTTCTTCTTTCATCTGTATCTAAATAAACATAATCTATCCATAAAGATCCGCTTAATGATGGTTTTGTAGAAGTATCACTATCAAATAGAATATTTGAGGACTCTTCAAATTGAATAACAATTTTAACTTCGTGATATTGTAATCCAATTAAAGGTAATGCAAGACCTATATTTCTACAAAACCAAAATTCTAATGGTATATATAAATTCATATCATTTTCACTTCCACTAAAAAATTTACCACTTTTTCCACCAACCATTTTGTAATATGCTTCTTTTTTTCCAACAGGCAAACTTAATTCGTTCCATATATACATCCAATCGGAATAATGTTTATCTATTTTTTGACCACCAATTTCAACTTCGGCATATTTAATAGCTTTTAAACCAACATAAGGAACTAATTTATTATCTTCATTACCTTTTGTTATTTTTAAATTTAAATAAGCTCTTGATATTAAATCCCCATTTCTGGAAACAGTAGCAGTTACTCTTTGGCCAAAACCTACAGTACCATTAAAAGTTTGTTGAATAGATTCTAAAGCAAAATTAGTATGTCTTCTATATACAACCTTAAAAAAAGTTATTTGTGGATTACCTGTTAAATATACATCTTGAGCACCATAAGCAACTAATTGTAAAAGACCTCCTCCCATAATTTATATCTAATTTATACTTATATAAAAGAAAAAAAAACTTAGTTAGAATAAGCAATACCTCCCATACCAGATAATATTCTTAATACATTATAATTAACCGCATATATGCATATTTGGTGACTGTTTTCACCAACATTTGCGGTATCTTCATATTCAAGATCTAATATTGCAGTGTCTATACGAGACATATTTAATGTTCCCGATGGTTGGTGTTCTTCTGGTTTTAATGCAAACGAATAAACATTGATACCAGGATTATTTGGAACATTTTCGTGATGTTGGAAAGGTTGTACTAAATTAAAGTATCTTCCTTCACGCGCATGGAATCTATCGTTGCCATTTAATATTAATTTACCGCTTTTAACAGGATTCATAGCTTTCTCATTATAAGATAACAATTCTTCAACAATTTCTGATCTTGTTACAGTGCGAAGTTCATTTGTGTTGTCACTAATAGAACCCCATGTGATGACACTTATTTTAGACGCATCATCCCCACCATTATTGCGCATGCTTTTATTAGTTTGATGACTGAAATCAAACCAATCTTCATTATTAGCATCATTTTTTTTAACAACCCATATTAATTCTTTGACTGGATGATTGAAATTTAATTTAACTTTTTTACCTGCAGATTCCTTACCAGTAAATTGTAATTGCTCAATTAAATATTCATGGGAAGATTGAGCGAATTTTCTTCTTTCATCGGTATCAAGGTAAATATAATCAATCCATAAGTGAGCATTTAATGTTTTGTTTTTTAAATTAGATATAACATATGTATCAGAACTATGGGGGGTATATATAACATTGGATTCTTGTTCGAATTCAATTGTTATTTTAACTTCATGATATTGTAAACCAATTAAAGGCAATGCAAGACCAATATTTCTGCAAAACCAAAATTCTAAAGGAACATATAACTTAGTATTTTTTAATCTATGTCCTCCACCACCGCCTACCATTTCGAAGTAACCATTTTTCTTGCTTTCGGGCATACTTAATTCATTCCATATATACATCCATTCAGCATAGTGTTTGTCTATTTTTTGACCACCAATTTCAACTTCAGCAGATTTTATTACTTTCAAACCAAAGTAAGGCACTAATATTTGAGAATCAGAATCTAATACCAAATACGCTCTAGATATTAAATCACCATTTCTAGAAACAGTAGCAGTTACTCTTTGGCCGAAACCTACAGAACCACTGAAAGTTTGTTGTATAGATTCTATAGCAAAATTAGTATGTCTTCTATATACAACTTTAAAAAAGGTAATTTGTGGATTACCTGTTAAATATACATCTTGAGCACCATAAGCAACTAATTGTAATAAACCTCCTCCCATTATTTTTTACTTATTATACTTATATAAAAGAAAAAAAAATTAGTTAGAATAAGCTAAACCACCCATTCCGGACATTACACGTAATACATTATAATTTGTAGCATAAATCAATACTTTAGAATTTGTATTAACATCACCATGTTTATAAATATATAAATGTGCACTATCTATTCTTGACATATTAAGAGTTCCCGAAGGTTGGTGCTCTTCTGGTTTTAATGCAAATGAATAAACATTTATTCCTCCGTTTTTAGGAACATTTGTATGATGTTGGTATGGTTGAACTAAATCAAAATACCTGCCTTCTCTTGATGCAATTCTATCTTTTCCATTTAATTTTAATGAACCTTTAGTTAGCGGATTGGTGCCTATAGTGTCAATGTCATTGGAAATAGAGAAGTTATTCCAATTTTTCATACTTGATGATTCGCCTCCCTCAGAAAGGTCTCTTTGCACAACCCAAATTAATTGTTTTACAGGATGGTTAAAATTAAGTCTAATTTGATTTTTAATATCTTCTTCGCCAGTAAATTGTAATTGTTCAATTAAATATTCGTGTGTTAATTGAGCAAATTTTCTTCTTTCGTCGGTATCTAAGAAAATATAGTCTACATAAATTTGACATGTAAGTTGACCAATTCTAGAACTATCAGTACTAGCATAACTAGTATAATTTATTTTGGAATCGTAATTAAAAAGAGTATCTACGGCCCAGGCACTACCAGAAGTAGGTTCTTTTTGAAGATCTAATTTGCCAGCAAGTACAGTATCAGTAAGTATTTCGTAAACAATATCATCACCATTATCATCAGTATACGTAATAGAAGAGCTTTCTGGAGGCAACGTGCTACCAGTCTTCTTTGTCCAACTAACTCCATCGTTTGTTATATAATAATTAGTAGGTGTTCCCTCACTTTGAACTGCATAGGGTTCATCATTAAAAAAATTGTAAGCTATTTCTTCTTTATCGGCAAATTCTATTTTAAATTTAACTTCATGATATTGTAATGCAATTAAAGGTAATGCCAAACCTACATTTCTACAAAACCAAAATTCTAAAGGAACATATAATTTAGTTTCCCCAGATCTTTTACTTATTTTTAAACCTGATTTTCCTACCATTTTATCATAACCATATCTTTTTCCAATAGGTAAACTTAATTCATTCCAAATATACATCCATTCAGAATAATGTTTGTCTATTTGTTGACCACCAATTTCTATAACAACATTTTTTAATAATCTTAAACCTAAATAATTAACATAAGCTAATTTATTACTGTTAGTGCCATTCCATTCGAGACCAGGTATAGTTAATTCAACATATGCTCTATTAATTAAATCACCATTACGCGATACAGTACATGTGATAGTATTACCATATTGCGCTTCGCCATTAAAAGTTTGCACAATAGATTCGATTGCAAAATTAGTGTGACGTCTATAAACAACTTTGAAAAATGTAATTTGTGGATTACCAGTTAGATAAACATCCTGAGCACCATAAGCAACTAATTGTAATAAACCACCGCCCATATATTATATATATCTTATACTTATATATTAGAAAATAATTTACATATAAAAACATGGTTTAATAGTTATTTATCAATATGTTTAAAGACAAAACATCAAAAAAAAGACTAAATAATAATACAATTGAAAATTGTACTTTAAACACTATGCATTTAAATATAATTAAAGATTTTGAACAAAAAAACGACGAATACAATAATTATATTGAAAAATTTAATAATTTGACTTTAGAAAATAATACAATAACATCAAATATCAAATATTTTAAGGATAATTATTCAACAAAAGAATATGATAATTTATGGACATCAAATATAACAATAAAAGAAGAATTAATTGACTTGAAAAATAAAATAAAAGAGTTAGAAAAATATAAAGAAATTGATTATTATAATGATACAAGTCAAATTTTGTTTGAATACTATAATATGATACAAAATGAATCAAAATTTGATAATAACAAAAAAAAAACTGTTCTAGATGCTTTAAATAATAAAAAAGAAGAAAATGTAAATACTGATAAAAGTCAATTAGTTGATGAATATTTATCTTTAACTAATTGTAAACATATTAAAAAAAACAACAAAAATAATTTAGAAATATGTAAGGTATGTGATACAAATTTAACATGCTTACAACACGAAGCAATTTTAATTTGTGGAAATTGCGGATACCAAGAGTTACTATTAGTTGAACAAAATAGACCAATATTAAAACAAAATGCAAAAGATACTTCACATTTTAGTTACAAAAGAATAAATCATTTTAGAGAATGGTGTAATCAAGTGCAAGGAAAAGAAAGTACTGATATACCTGATGAAATATTTGAAAAAATTCTTGGAGAAATTAAAAAAGAAAAAATAACAGATACAAAAACAATAACATATAATAAAATGAGAGAAATATTGAAAAGATTAAGAATTAATAAATATTACGAGCATATCAATTATATTTTAAATAGAATAAATGGAATACCAACACCACAATTTTCTCCAGAATTAGAAGAAAAATTATGTATAATGTTTAGAGATATTCAGGGTCCTTTTTTAAAACATTGTCCTAAAGATAGAAAAAACTTCTTATCATATAGTTATGTATTATACAAATTTTTTCAAATTTTAGGATTACACGAATATCTAAAATACTTTCCTTTATTAAAAAGTAGAGAAAAATTATATTTACAAGACCAAATATGGAAAAAAATTTGTGAAGAATTAGACTATCCTATAATCCCTTCACTTTAATGTATTTTTTATAACATTTCTTATATTATTTTTTTTATTTTTTTCAAAATTTTTAGTTAATTTTTTTAATATATTATATATTTGTTTTTTTTTCTTTGATTTTAAATTAAACCCCCCACTGACTAGACCAAACGAAGATGGTGTATAATACTGTTCTTTTACATATGTAGGATAAGAATTAGTTGGCATAGAAGCATTAAATGGTGCATGTTGTGGAAAAGTAATGCCTTTTGAAATTACTACTTCTTCAGTTATATCAGGCATTATATTTTAATTGCTATTCTAAATTATATAAACAATTAAATTTATATTTCATTTAATAATGTATTCATTAGATAATTTATATTTTTTAAATGAAAAAAAAATTTTGCCAAAATTAGAAGTTAGTTTAATTAATGATAATGATAAATTAACAAATTTAATGGATTATATTGTAGTAAATAAAATACATTTTGCAATTGAAAATAATATAAATAATATTTATATTTATACTCCTTTAATATATTATTTTTTATTATTCTTTAGTTTAATATGTTATAATATTTAAAAGTATTAGTAAAAGTATTAAATATATGGCTAACTATAATATCGTTAGTTTTGACGGATTTTCAGACGATTTAACTAATTATATAAGCTTAAATGCTAAGAAAAGTGTTATTATAGGTGAAAATACTGGACAGGAAATAATAACAAGTGAATCTTTAAATACATATAACAACACTTTTATCGGTTATCAAAGTGGGCAGTTTGCAGATAAAATATCAAATAGTGTTTTATTGGGATATAATACAGGTAAGCAATTATTAAATGGATCAGATAATATATTAATTGGCGCAGATAATACAAGTAATATTAATTTATTTAGTAGTAACATATTAATTGGAAATAGTAATATACTTAATAATAGTAATCTTGATATAAATATATTTGGAAATCGTAATAGTGCAAATAATAATATCAGTTTATATACAAATGATAATAATATATTTGGAAATAATAATAAATTAATTAATATAAATAAATCTATAATAATTGGAAATAATAATTTAATTGAAAATAATGCAATTAATAGTAATTACATATATATTGGCAATGATTTACATATTAATTCAAATATTACATTAAATATCAATAATATTATATATACAATTGATAATAATATATATATACCGGATAATAACACTTTAGTTATTGGTTATAATGAAAATAATTTAATTGATACTTTCGCAAATTTACAACATAATATTTATCTTAAAGACGGTATATCAACTGGACATGTATCGTTTGTTAATAATTCAAATAAATGCATTACAATATATAGTAACGATAATGTAACTAGTAATATTAATTATATATTGCCACAAAATATAACTGATTTTCAAACAGACACTACCTATTTTTTAAGTGTAAATAGTAGCAATGAACTATTATGGCAAGAATATGATATAGATAATGTTTATCTATCTTTTGAAACTCTTAATAGAATAGATATATTGACAAGCAATTTTGCAAATTCAACTGCAAATAATGTAGATTTAAATTCAGATTTAAATATAAATGGTGTTTTAACTGTAGATAGAATAAATTTATCTAGTGGTACAGCAATCATATCAAGAGATGACTTGACAATTGCCATTGGTCCTGCAGGACCAAGAGGTCTACAAGGAGTCAAAGGTAATCCAGGTAATGATGGTAGTGTTGGACCAAAAGGCGACAAAGGGTCTAGTATTAATAATGTAGAATATAACAATGAAACAGGTGTCTTAACATTTTCATCAGACGAAGGGTTAGAATATATTACAGGTGATATAAGAGGTCCGAAAGGTGATGGTTTTCAAAATGTTACTTTTAATAGTGTTGATAATACCATTACTTTTATTGGAGCAAATACTGCAAATCATTTAGATTTTACAACACCTAGTTTAAAAGGAGACACGGGTCCAAAAGGTGATAACATTGGACGAGTTAGATTTTACAATAGTGATAGTGAATTACTCAATGAAATAGGTGATGTAACATACGGAACTATTGATGTTATGATTCCAAAAGGAGACCAGGGAGATATTGGTCCCGAAGGTCCAATAGGTCCTAAAGGCGACCCAGGTGACAGTTATGTTGTAACTGATGCTAATGAAGGAAGGTTTATTACAATATCAAATGTTGATGGTGTACCAAAAATAAATGTAAATATAAATAATCCAAATATGTCATTAAATAATGAAATTATAGTTGATGATATAAGTGAAGAAAATTTTAATAGAAAATTTACATCTAAAAGAATTAATTATAATAATATTGAAAACACACCTACTTTATCCCAGATTGCGACAACCGGTCAATATTCTAATTTAATAAATGCTCCCGTTTTGTCCCATATTGCTTTATCAGGTCAATATTCTAATTTAATAAATGCTCCCAGTTTGTCCGAAATTGCAACAACAGGACAGTATTCTAATTTAATAAATGCCCCTAGTTTGTCCCAAATTGCAACAACAGGTCAATATTCTAATTTGATAAATGCTCCCAGTTTGTCCGAAATTGCAACAACAGGTCAATATTCAAATTTGATAAATGCTCCCAGTTTGTCCGAAATTGCAACAACAGGTCAATATTCTAATTTAATAAATGCTCCCAGTTTGTCCGAAATTGCAACAACAGGTCAATATTCTAATTTAATAAATGCCCCTAGTTTGTCCCAAATTGCAACAACAGGTCAATATTCTAATTTGATAAATGCTCCCAGTTTGTCCGAAATTGCAACAACAGGTCAATATTCTAATTTAATAAATGCTCCCGTTTTGTCCCATATTGCTTTATCAGGACAATATTCAAATTTAATAAATGCCCCCAGTTTGTCCGAAATTGCTTTATCTGGACAATATTCAAATTTAATAAATGCCCCCGTTTTGTCCCATATTGCTTTATCAGGTCAATATTCTAATTTAATAAATGCTCCCGTTTTGTCCCATATTGCTTTATCAGGTCAATATTCTAATTTAATAAATGCTCCCGTTTTGTCCCATATTGCTTTATCAGGTCAATATTCTAATTTAATAAATGCCCCCGTTTTGTCCCATATTGCTTTATCAGGTCAATATTCTAATTTAATAAATGCTCCCGTTTTGTCCCAAATTGCAACAACTGGTAGTTATAATGATTTATCTGACATACCAAGTTTGTCCGAAATTGCAACAACAGGTCAATATTCTAATTTAATAAATGCTCCCGTTTTATCTGACATTGCAACAAGTGGTAGTTATAATGATTTATCTGACATACCAAGTTTGTCACAAATTGCAACAACAGGTCAATATTCTAATTTAATAAATGCTCCCGTTTTATCTGACATTGCAACAAGTGGTAGTTATAATGATTTATCTGACATACCAAGTTTGTCACAAATTGCAACAACAGGCCAGTATTCTAATTTAATAAATGCTCCCGTTTTATCTGACGTTGCAACAAGTGGTAGTTATAATGATTTATCTGACACACCAAGTTTGTCCCAAATTGCAACATCAGGTCAATATTCAAATTTAATAAATGCTCCCGTTTTATCCGACGTTGCAACAAGTGGTAGTTATAATGATTTATTACACACACCAAGTTTGTCCCAAATTGCAACATCAGGTCAATATTCAAATTTAATAAATGCTCCCGTTTTATCCCAAATTGCAACATCAGGTCAATATTCAAATTTAATAAATGCTCCCGTTTTATCCCAAATTGCAACAACAGGTCAGTATTCAAATTTAATAAATGCTCCCGTTTTATCTGACATTGCTTTATCAGGCCAGTATTCTAATTTAATAAATGCTCCCAGTTTGTCACAAATTGCAACATCAGGTCAATATTCAAATTTAATAAATGCTCCCAGTTTGTCCCAAATTGCAACAACAGGTCAATATTCTAATTTAATAAATGCTCCCAGTTTGTCCCAAATTGCAACAACAGGTCAGTATTCAAATTTAATAAATGCTCCCAGTTTGTCCCAAATTGCAACAACAGGTCAATATTCTAATTTAATAAATGCTCCCAGTTTGTCCCAAATTGCAACAACAGGTCAGTATTCTAATTTAATAAATGCTCCAAGTTTGTCCCAAATTGCAACATCCGGTCAATATTCAAATTTGATAAATGCTCCAAGTTTGTCCCAAATTGCAACATCAGGTCAATATTCAAATTTGATAAATGCTCCAAGTTTGTCCCAAATTGCAACAACAGGTCAGTATTCTAATTTAATAAATGCTCCTGTTTTATCAGAAGTTGCAACAACAGGTCAATATTCTAATTTAATAAATGCTCCCGTTTTATATACAGATGCAGATGCAAGAACTGCATGTTTTCCTCTAACAACATCAAATACCGGATTAGAATTAATAGATGTTACTTTGGGTAATGGTTTAAATTTATTTGATAATAATCTTTGGTATAATTCAATAGATGGAATAGGTAGATTGAATTTCATTGAAAATGATTTTACATCAATAAATGCTCCAAATACAGGATTAAAAAGAATAGCATTTAAAATAGGATATGTTGATAAATTACAAATTAATGATTCAAATATTATTTCATTTAATAATGTCGGTATTGGAACATCATCACCCTCATATAAACTAGATGTTAATGGTTCTTTTAATTGTACAAGTTTGAATGTTGGTGGGTTGCCTTTTAATGGTGGTGGTGGTGGTGGTTTATGGTCTACATCTTCTCCAAGTACTAATACTACAAATATATTTTATAATGATAATAGTTCATTAAGCGGTACTCATTATTTAGGAGGAAGTATTGTTACAATTACAGGAAATATTACAGATAATCAAATTGGTTCCAGTTTTAAATCAGGTTTAATAGTTGAACGTTCTAATCGCACACAAGGTCTCGCAATTGGTTATAATGGCGTTATGCAATGTGGAAATAATAGTGATGCACATTTACATTTGCGTAGTAAAGGTACTAATGGCAAAGTTTTTATTGGAAATAATGTAGCACTTCCTTTAACAGTAACAGAATCAAAAGTTGGTATCAATGATTCGAATCCATCATATCCTCTTGATGTAAGTGGTGATATAAATTTAACTGGATCTATATATAAAAATAATTTATTATTAAATACAGCGACTATTATAAAATATAATGGAGCATTTGATTCAACATCATTTGATGTTTCTACAGGCTATATACGGGCAGAAGTTAATTATTCGCCAAATTGGAGAGGAAGCACAACAAAATATTGTTTAATAGATTTAATATTACGACCCAAAAATTATTGGGGATCATATTGGGAATCGGGACATAATACAACAAGATATTCGCGAATAATGTTAAAAGAAACTTATAACACTTTTGTTAATCCACCAACTTATGATTATAGAGTTCAATCGGTTAATGATGATTTATTAGGACGTACAGATTATGGTTTAAATTTATCATTTGATGGTACAAAATTAATATTTAATATAGGTCCGGGAAATAACTGGCGATGGGGTAGTTATATTGGTTATACTTTAATAGAATTAATTAGTTAAAAAATATTTAATATTAATATAATATTAAATATTAATAATAATGGATGAATATTTAGTTTATGATTTTACAAATAACAAAGATGAGAGATTTTTTACATATGATATATCAAACTATATTGATAATAATAAATATGTCTATATAAAAATAGCAGATTTACCATCACATCCAATTGGATGTTATATCGAAAATAATAGAAACAGTTTTAATTTTGATTATAATAATAAAACATTAGATGAAATATTAGAATTTGAAAAAACAATTAAGTATTATTTTGTATATAATAAAGATAAGGCAATTAGAGATAATTCTGTTATTATGGATAAAATAAGAGAAGATAGAAATAAATTATTAAAGTTATCTGATATATTAATATTAGAAGATTATCCATTTAGTTATAAAAATGAATTAAAAATATATAGAACGTATTTAAGAGACCTGCCAAATAAAATAGAAGAACAAGGAATTTTTAATTATTATAGTATCAATAATAGAAAACTTTATACTATAGACAAATTTGAATATGTAGACTTAAATAATTATTTATAAATTTAATCAAAATTTAATACGTAATTGCTTTTAACAATTTCTTGAAATTTATTATAATTTTTTTTTTCTTTTTTAATTAATTTATTTTGTTCCGTCATATTTTTATATATTAAGTCATAATGTTTTTCAGCATAACTTAATATATTATTGTTAAATATCCATCTAAAAAAATTTAACTGTCCTATTGTTGTTTCAATTCTTAAATTGTCATCTATATAAAAAGTTATTCTTTGGTGTCTTCTAAAAGTATCAAAATATAACTTTGTATATGACTTAAGTTGTGCACGATAGTTTAAATAGATATTTACCTTTTTGATGTTATTTTCTTTATAATTAATATCTTGAGGCAATACGTCTAATATATCAATATTATTTGTCCAATAATATATGTTATTATTTCTAGAATAATGTGTTACAAACCAGTCAATTAATCGCAACGATAATTTATGTTTTCCATTTATAATATCATAAAATATAAGTTTATTATTTTTATTTGTATTATAATATTGATTCAATGAACTTAAAAGTAGTTCTTGACAATTATTTTCAGTCATTTAAATAATATAATAATTATGTCTTTAAGTAATTGTGCGTAAAAAAAATATAATAAGGTAGATTATTTTAATTATTCAGAAGTCATTGCCGAACCAATGTCATATAAACCATTAGTTTTAGGTTGTGGAACAATAGTACTAATGCCCCACGGACTTACTGGTATTTGTGGTGCTAATGGTTCGTGTCTTAAATCTAAACTGTTATTTCTGCCAACAGATGTACTTATACCAATATGATATCCAGCAGTTAAAAAGTTTTGGTCTCCGATTTCTCCGGAACTAATAGGATTAACTTTAGCCCATTTCGAATTAGCATCAGAAGGTAATAAATCATCAGATGTTAATCTTTCTCTAGGGAAACAAGCAACATTATTTTCAACTCCGTTTTGGCCCGAACCAGCCCCGCCAGTACCTCCAGTACCTCCAGTCCCGGAATCTTGTGGTGTTGCAACAGCCTGTCTTGCTTCTTGTGCGGTATTTGTAAATGTGCTAGTTTGTACAGGTTTATTGTATGCATTGCCATTTGGATTAGAAGCAGACACTTGGTCTGCAAAAAATGGCGCATTTTCACCAATTGTATTATCAACCGAAAAAGTATTGGATTGAGCCCTAGAAGCTATAGATTCGCTTTTTACGAACTTTTTATCATTTTGAATATTTTCAACTATATCTTGGCCCATAAATTTTTCTACATTATCCATCTGGCATTTTGAGTTATATGTTACAAGTAACAATAATAATAATAATAAGAATAACGCAATTGAAAATGATATAACAATAGTATTATTAGAAGCCATACCTCAATATTTTTTATCTATCTATTATCATTAATAGATAAAATATTCTTAATATTATTTTTTAATATATTTATTTTTTGATTCCAATTTTTATCATTATTTATATTTTTTATTTCCGCTAATAAATTTATATTAATTTCTTTAAATATATCTATTTCTTTACATTTTTTTTGATACTCTATTTGTTTAGTAGTTAAATACTCGATAGTTTCATTTAAAGTATCGTGCCATTCTTTTTCTAATTCTAACTTATCGACTTCAACATTTTCTTCATTTACATAGTCAATATTTAATTTAGTTATTAACCATTTATTGGTTATTTGTTTATCAGATATATAAATACCTATTAATTTTGTTTCAATTAACATTTGATTATTTTTTTTTTTAAGGTCATTTATTATATCATTTGTTAAAAATACTTCTTCATTGTTTTTAAGAATTATTGTGCTATCATTTAATATCATATCTATTGTATTGTTATGTTCACAATAACTTTTTTTATACATTGATATTATATCATCTTCATTTAAATCATTACTAAACCATTTTTTATTTTTTTTATTATATTTATCCAATATTTTATTATCTATATCTATAAACATTTTTTTATCATTTCTGTCATTTAAATAAATATCAAGTATATAGTAGTCCCTGCTTTTTAATATATTTTTTATATTAATGTTATTTAAATTAAATATTAAATCTTCTTTTAATTCCGATATATATGTGTTTTTTTTAAAATATGGTTTTTTAAGTACTATATTTTCGTTCATTATTATTTTAATTTATTCTGTTTATTAATAAGATATAGCTTCAAATTATTATGACGCAAACAAACAATACCAATATTACAAAAAATATTTTCGAAACTGATATTGCTTCTGATGATAAATTTGATGATTTATCGTCATTTATAATTAGTTACATAAAAGATGAGGTTTCTAAACCGAATATTAAAACTGAAATAATTAAACCTTTACTTATACACTTACTATATTACATTTTACCATTTATAATCGGGTTTGTTATAATGAATTTTGTAACTACTATATGTGCTGTATTTTTAGCATTTAGATATATAAAAAGATAAATTAAATCAATATGTCATGCCTTTTTTCTCATTTAATTTAATAATTGATAAAGAAACTAGTTCGTTATATTCGTAATTGTCATAATTTTTTATTATAAACCATCCTCTTTCATAAGTTTCTTGGATTGTTTCATACGGATCTATATCAATAAAATAAATATTATTATTATGCATAATGCTTATTTTATCCATTTGTTTTTGTTTAATTAATAATATAAATCATTTTTTATATCTTTTGTGCGATATATCTTTGATATTTTTTAAATTATAATTAAATAAAATGGGTGATAATGAAATTAAAAATCTTGAAAAATTATTAGATTTTGATAATAATAATAAAGATTTTATTTTAAAAAATATTATTGATGATTATAATATTAAATATGATAATGAATATAATAATTATTATATTGATATTTCTAATGAAATTTACAAAGATACTAATATTTTTAAATGGTGTGATGAAATTCCTGTTTTAGATGGTAGTAAAAAATTATTTAATACTATTATTAAAAAACCTATTAATAATGAACAAATATTAATAAATAGACAACAAACATATTTTTTAGATTATGATGATGATTCATTTGAAATTTTAAAAGAATATGAAAATGATATATTATGGATTTATAAATTAAATGAAGAAATAAACAAGGATAATGCAATTAACATATTATATCCCTCATCATTTTTTTGGAAAATGATTAATAAGTATGAATATTTATTAGATTCGTATCACGTTTATAGAATATTATTTGTTCCTTTATCTACATTATTTTATCCATTAACGGCTATTTTTGGACCTTATTTGTATGTTAAAAATTATTTAAAATTTGATATATCTATTTTAAAATATATTGATTTAATTAAAAATTTCTTTGGAATTTTTTTCCAAAATACTGGTAATTTTAAATATAACATATTTAAATTTATAGTTTTTTGTGTCTATGTTTTTATTTATTTATACAGTATCTATCAAAATTTTGAATTTTCATATATGCTTTATAAAACAAAAAAAATACTACATAAAAAAATGCAAGGTGTTATCAATTTTATAAATGAAAGCAATAAGATAATAGAATATTTTAATAACAATATAAATGATGTTTCAACTATAATAAAACCATTTATTAATAAATCTGTTAAATATGAAAAAATAGAAATAAGTAATACATTAACTAATATTTATAAAATTTGGAAAAACGATAATAATATTAAAGAAAATATTGATGATTTACTTATAACTATGTATACATTAGATATTATAAATCAATTAAGTAAAATTAAATTTAAACTTAATTATTCTTTGCCATTATATAACAATAATGTTACCAAAATATGGAATATGAAAAACCCATTATTATCATTTAATCAAGTTTCTAATCCATTGTCATTAAATAAAAACATTATAATTACTGGTCCTAATGCTGCTGGAAAAACAACTTATGTAAAATCTTTATTAGCAAACATAATATTATCGCAAACAATTGGTTTAACCTATTCATATAAATCGGCAATGAAAATTTATGATTGTATTTATTCTTTTATGCGAATTACAGATGAATTAGGTTCTAAATCTTATTTTGAAGCAGAAGCAGAATTATGTGCAAAAATGATTGAAAAATCAGCAAATTTATTAATTGAAAATAAAAAAGGCATTTTCTTTATGGACGAACCAATGCATTCTACACCACCGATTGAAGGTATTTCTACAGCATTCGCAGTTTGTGAAAAAATAGGAACAAATCCAAATGTAGATTTATTAATAACTACGCATTTCTTTAAATTAACAAATCTTGAGAAAATGTATCCAAATAATTTTATTAATTTATCTGTAAATGCAATACAAAATATAGATAATACATTTACATTTCCTTATAAAATTAAAAAAGGGTCTTCTAAACAATGTATAGCAATTGAATTATTAGATAATAAAAATTTTCCAGAAGATGTAATAAATAGTGCGAAAAATATGAAAAAAATAATTTGCAATAACTATTTAGACTAACCTTATTTTATGTTTAACTTTAAGTTAAATTTTAATTTAAATAATTTATATTATTATATTTTTATATTTTTTTCTTTAATAACAATTTTAATATTTCTATTTTTTTGGAGAAGAATTTCAGACCTAAGTAATCAAAATTTAAATTTAGAAAAAAAATATAATTCACTTAAAAAAGAAAATAAAGCTCTTAAAGAAAATAATAATGTAGAAAAAAATGTAAATCCAGACGACATAATGAACGAAGTATTTACAGCATTTGTATCATCTGAAAATATTGAAACATTTGCAAATGATACAAATAATACCGATGATTTAGATATTAAAATAATCAAAGATAATATACCTGATAAAGTAACTATAAATGATTTAGATGAATCTGTAAATTCAGATGATAATAAAGAAGTAATATTACCTGAACCTGTGGTACAAGAGCCCATCAGACCTATAGTACAAGAGCCTACAAGACCTGTAGTACAAGAGCCTACAAGACCTATAGTACAAGAGCCCACCAGACCTGTAGTACAAGAGCCTACAAGACCTATAGTACAAGAGCCTACAAGACCTATAGTACAAGAGCCCACCAGACCTGTAGTACAAGAGCCTACAAGACCTATAGTACAAGAGCCCACCAGACCTGTAGTACAAGAGCCTACAAGACCAGTGGTACAAGAAACAATATCCGAAGAACAAAAAATACAAAAAATACAACAATTACAACAATTACAACAATTACAACATTTACATCAATTACAACAAATTCAAAAAATAAAACAGCAAGAAATGCTTAAAAAGGAAGTAGAAAAACAAGAAATGCTTAAAAAGGAAGCGGAAAAGCAAATAGTTGAATTAGATAATGATAAAGATATAACTGATATAGTGAATAATATTGTTGATGATAATCAAAAAGATGATGTAATATCTTTAGTATCTGAAAATTCAAATAATTATACAAAATCAAAATTACTAAAGTTAAATTTAGATAAATTAAAAGAAATATGTGAAAAAAATAATTTATCAACCGAAGGAACTAAAGGTATAATAATAGATAGAATACTAAATGCAGAATTATAAATAAAAATATTCTTAATTAGTATTAGATAAACTATATAATGAGCCAAAATAATTATACATGTCCTTTAAGAATGTCGGATGGTCGGTCTATGACTGATTATAGACCTAAATGTATTGTTAATTATGATTTAATGAACACAATTGAAGAAAATAATTTAGTTAAAAGTAGCTATGATACTAGAATGTATTTACAAAAAAATGCTGATAGTATAATGAAACAAGAATTTGAAAAATCAAAAAATAACTTATTACCATGCATTAAATGTAATGATCCATTAACAGATGTCGTTGAAATGCCTCAAAAATATTATGTAACATGCGATAATATATCGTGTACTAAAAAATTATTTGATATAAATGGTTTAGGTTCTGCTATAACAAATACAGCTATGAAAAATAATTAATTATTATTTTTTTTTTATTAATATTTAATATAGTATAGAATATGAAAGTAAATAATAAATATATATCTGGTAATATAGAAATTGATAAAAAAAACGTTAAATTAGTTGGTAAAAAAAATTATAATAAAACAATAAATATTATTGCACCAAACCCACCTGATACTTTAGGAAATTATAGCGGTACTGCTTTACCATTTCCAAATATAGATATTGCATTTGAAAATACAGTTAATAAATTTAAAATTCAGTCAAATAATATTGATATAACACTTAAGTATCCCAATAGTTATAATTGTCTATCTAATGGTAAATATAAGGTACCTCCTACAATATTTATTTCTGATGAAAATAATGAAAATACAGTTAAAATAGAACTTGATGATAATTGTCCTACAAAAACACTTGTATCTCGTAATTATGATAATAAACCTGAATTTTATAATGATAAATATAATGTGTTACCAGTTAGTACGGGGTTTAAAACTATGATTAATTATGCTAATTATAAAGTGTTAAATAATAAAGGATAATTTTACAATTCTTTTAAATAACTTATTAAATATTGTCATATTAATAACATATTTTTTTATCCAATATAGAGCATTTCTATATGTTACATTTGAATTATTCATACTAATTTGTATATCATTTTTTTTTATTTTTTTATATATTAAAATAATAAACCATAATATATACCATTCAGACTGATAATCAAATAAATTAATTATATAATTAATAGTTTGTTTATAACTTATAATATCATTTAATAAATTTATAGGTTGATTAAATAAAATCTTTGAATAAATATTTGTTAATAAACATTCTGGTAAATCGTCCCAGATAACAGTAGACATTATTTTAACCTATATAAAAATTGATAAATTAATTATTTATATAATTATATATGAAAAATTTAATTATAGTTGAAAGTTATACAAAAACAAAAACAATTTCTAAATATCTTAAAAATCTTAATAATAATACTTATTTGGTAACATATTCTCAAGGTCATTTTTGTGATTTACCAAAAAATGATATTGGTATAAATACTGAAACATGGGAGGGTAATTATATAACAACTAAAACAAATATCGTTAGTAATATAAAAAAATTAATTAAAGATGTAGATATTGTTTATATTGCTTCAGACCCTGATATTGAAGGAGAAGCAATTGCTTATCATATATCAAAGTTATTAAAAAACAAAAAATATTATAGAATAAAATTTAATGAAATTACGAAAAATGCAATCATTGAAGCTATTAATAATCCTATTAATATTGATATGAATATGGTAAATGCCCAAGAAACAAGAAGATTTTTAGATAGAATTGTTGGATTTAAGTTATCTCCAATTTTATGGAATAAATTTAATGATAATACTTTAAGTGTTGGAAGAGTGCAAAGTGTTGCATTACTATTTTGTATCGAACAATTAAATGATATTATAAATCATAAAATAGAATCTTTTTGGGAACTAAATGGTATATTTAAGTGTAATGAAATAGAAACTTTAGAATGTCAATCTATTAAAATTAAGGATGAAAATAAAATCTTAAATATATTAAATTTGTTAACAAATAAAATTAAATTTAATATTAATTACGAACAATCAACTGTAAATGATTATCCCTTACCTCCTTATACAACTACAACATTACAACAAGACGCTTATAATTTGTTAAAATATACTTCAAAAAAAACAATGGAGTTAGCACAAAAATTATATGAAAAAGGATTAATTACTTATATGCGGTCAGATTCTGTTAATATTTCTGATAATTTCAAATATAAGCTAAAAGAATATATTCAAACAGAATATGGTGCCGAATATCACTGTTTTAGAAATTTTAAAAATAAAATTGTTAATGCACAAGAAGCACACGAGGCAATAAGAGTAACAAATTTAAATTATAAAATAATTGATGATAATGAATTAACAGAATATCATAATAAATTATATAGTTTAATATGGAAAAGGTCTGTCGCATGTCAAATGAAAGAAGCTTCTTACACTGCGTTTAGTATTATTATAAGTAATGGTGATTTACAAGAATATAAATTTAAAACAACTAAAAAGTTTCTTACATCAGTTGGATATCTTATAGTATATAATAAAACCACAGAAGATTATAATAGTTTCATAAATAATTTAAAAAATGTTAAATTAAAAGAATTAAGTTTTTTAGCTAATATAAATAAACCTAAAACATTATATAATGAGGTTGCTTTAATTAAAAAATTAGAAAATGCAGGAATTGGTAGACCATCAACATATGCTTCAATTATAGAAAAACTATTTAATAAAAAATATGTAATTAAAGGAAATAATCCAAATTCTGAAGTAAAGTTAAAAGATTATATCAAAAAAAATAACAAAGAAATAATTATTAAGGATAAAATTATAAATACTGGAGGTAAACAAAAAGATTTATTAGTACCAACTGAATTAGGTATTAATTGTATAAATTATCTAAATAATATCACACCTTTCCTATTAAATGTTGATTTTACATCAGATATGGAATTAGCTTTAGATAAAATATCACTAGGTACGTTAACAAAAAATCAAACTTTATCAGAATTTAATAATAAATTAATACCTATTATAGAAAAATATTGTACTAAAAAAAATTTTAAGACAAATTTGGATAATAGTGGAATTATTAAAACAAAATATGGTTACTGTTACTATCATAAATCAGAAAATAGATATTTAAATATTGAACCTTATTTAAATTGGAAAAACAAACAATATAATGAGTTAGAAAATAATGAGATACAATTTTTAAAATCTTTACCTAAAAAAATAGATGATATTCATGAACTAAATTTAGGAAAATATGGTTTATATCTTAAAAATGTTAGTAATAATACTAACATAAAGATTGATAAAAAAAAATGGGATTCTTATATTAATTGATACGATAGGTGTTTTCTGTTTTAACTGTGTTAATAATTATTTCATCTTGATTAAACATATCTACATATTTTTTACTAATATCCTTAAGATTATTAATTAAATAATTATCATTTTCGTGATGTAAAACAGATAAACTATATGTGAATTCTTTTTCTCCTTGCCAATATCCAATATGTTTAGAAGTTGTAAAAGATGATATTTTATTTTTAATATACCTATTTATAAAAAAATTCCAATCCGTATGTGTTACATATGATTTAATATTATTTTTATTTATTGTTGTTCCAAAAAAACATGTAGTTTTATATATAGACATAAATCTATTATATAAAATTATATGCTTAATATATTAATAAGATATAAATATAAAAAAAACTTTATTGTTTAAATTTCTTTTTTTCTAAATTATAAATTTTTTCTAGGACATTTGCTATTTTGGACATCGAATCTCCTACAGATACACCATTTTCATCATAAAATGCTTCTTGAAATAAAGAAGCAATAGCCATTACATTATTATTAAATAAAGCATCATCTTCTTCAGAGCCTTCTTCGTCGGTGCCTTCTTCATCTGAATCATCATCAGAGTCATCATCGGAGTCATCATCAGAGTCGGCTTCTTCTGTATCTTCTTCGGAATCTTCTTCATCAATTACTATTTCTTCTTCTTTTTTCGATTTCTTTTTTTTACTTTTTTTACTTTTTTTACTTAAGTTAGAGACAATATTTTTAAGGTCATCCATAATATTTTCATCATCGGATTTGATACTATTTTCATCTTGATCGACATCTGTATTTTCAATTACTTCATTTTTTTTACCCATTTATATTTTTTAAATGCCAATTCTTTATATATTTTTAATTATTGTTAATAATATAGAGTAGAAATAAAATGAATAAATCATTATTGTTTTTTGGAATTTTACTTGGAAGTTTTATAACACTTTTTATAATATTATTTTACAATATTTCATTTAATCCAGAAAAATTTTATGTTGATGATAGTGAAAATGAAAATACGCCTATAGAAGAAGTAAAATCAGAAATGCAAGATTCGCCAATATCAGTAAAATCAGAAATGCAAGAAACCGTAAAAATGCCAAAAATTTCTGATAAGTTAGAATCTACATTATCAACTTCCATGTGTGATAACATTTCAACATTATGTAATAGCGGAAATTTTTCATCAACATTATTAAACCAGATAATAGATAATGAGGTTTTAGAAATGAATGATTATGAAATTTTTGAAGCAAATGTTCAGTCAAACCTTGAACACAACGAATATCCATACATAGAAGACATACTTATGCAAATATCAACTTTTAATAAAAATTTAATTAATAATTCAACAAGCAAATGGTATGATACAATTAATTATAATGTATCATCTAGTAATACAGATAATGATAAATTATGGTTTAATTTAGATAACGTTATAGAAATTATCGATAATAAAAATTTTGCTTCTGGGGCTAAGCTTAAGAATATTCAACTAAGTGGTCCATCAGCAATGCAATTTTCTAGTAATCATCTTAATGCATTAGGTGATATTTCTCTAATATTTACATTAAAAATAAATGATTTAGATATTATCGAGTCAGATAAAGAATCTGAAAATAAGGAAGGTTGTTTATTTAAATTACCATTACAAGAAGAAATTAACCTAACTAAGGATGATACTGATAATATTGAAGGAGGAACCATTGCATTAATTATTTCAAGAATTTCAAAAAATTATATTAGGGCTAAATTATATTTTGCTGAATATTCTGATTCTGAAAAAAACAATAAAACACCTTTAATATGGAATAATATACCTATAAATATAATAAAAAAAAATATTGTAATTGCACTTACTTATTCACCAAGCGTTGGTGCCACTTTATATATTGATAATTTAGTTAAAATATTTCCTATTATTACTAGCAAAATGTATAAATTAGGCTCTACTCCATTAATAATAAATGAAAATAGTAATATGGATATGATATTATATAATTTTACATATTATAAAAAACGACTAACAGAAGATGAATTTAGTAATTTTATTTCTGTTAATGATTATTTATTAAATAACAAAAATAAAATTAACGATGAATATATTTCTACTATTAACAGATTAAACTTAAGTTTAATTACAAAAGACAGTTTAATTAAAACAGTTGAAAATAATTGCGCAAATAACAAAATAATTTAGTTAAATATATAAGAATTTTAATTAAAATAATATTAAATGACAAATACTAATTCGGCTATACTAATTTTAACACAAAACACTATAGAAAGAAAAGTTTATTTAAAAACATGTTTATATTTTTTATTTAAAAATTTTAATCACATTTATAAATATCCTATTATAATTTTACATGAAGGAGATTACGGTAGTAATGATATTAAAGAAATTTTAATGAGTGTAAGAGGTGATTATAAAAATTTAGTAACTTTTAAACAAATTGATAAATCTGATTATGAAGTACCACATAATATTGATATTAATAAATTAAATAAATCGGTTGAAACACAAATTGTTCCTTATTGGAGAAATGTTAAATATAGATTAATGTGTAATTTTTGGTTAAACCATTTTACAAAATATTGTGAAAATTATGATTATATAATGAGATTAGATGATGATAGTATAATAGAAGAGCAAATAGAAGATGATTTATTTAAACTATGTAAAGAAAAAGATACTATTTATATGTCAAATATAGTTCATGTTGATTGTGGAATATGTAATTATGGTATGAATGATTTTTTTCTAAAATTATTTCCAGACAAAAAAGACTTGATAAATTCTTTGTTTGTTGAAAGTAATTTAAAAAAAGACAATATATATTATAATAAATTTAAAAATTTGTATGAAATTGTTAATAATAAACAATATATCGATGAAGAAGTTACAATTAAAATGCCTATAATGTACTATAATAATTTTTTTATAACAAATGTTAATTTTTGGAAAAGAAATGATGTAAAAAATACTATTGAGAAAATAAACGAGTCTGGAAATGTATTTTATTATAGATATGGCGATGCTCCTTTACAAACCATTATTTTATCACTATTTGCTAATGATAAAATAGTAAGATCTATTTTTAAATATTCAAAAAGATTACAGCGTGAATGTTTTAAAGATATGGACAATAATATACATCAATATATGCCTAAAGAATATACAAATACGACGTGTATTTTTGATAAAAAATGATATTATTATTTTATTATAATTAATAAGAAAAATGAAATATATTGGAGCTCATATTTCAAAAGATGTTAATTTTTTAAAAACAATGCATAATATGGTAGAAAACAAAGGCAATGCATTGCAAATTTTCGTATCATCTCCGATGAATTCATCACAACCAGATATAACAAAAATAACAGAGGAATCTCATAATATAAAAAAATTTTTAGATAAAAATAATTTTAAACTGGTTGTACATGGCTCATATGTTATTAACTTGGCAAATTCAAAAATTAATAAACGTTTTGTTGAAATAAATGACAGATGGTGGATTAAATTATTAATTAAGGAATTAGATTCTGCTGAAATTATAAATGCAATAGGGGTAGTTATACACGTTGGAAAATATACAACTTTTACAACTCAAGAAGCAACAGAAACAATGTATCAATCCATAAAATATATAATAAACTATTTAAAAAACAATAATTATAATACTAAACTTATTCTTGAAACTCCAGCCGGTGCTGGTACAGAACTTCTAACTGATGTAAATGATTTTGTTAAATTTTATAATAAATTTACAATAGCAGAAAAAAATTATTTAAAACTATGTTTAGATACAGCGCATATTTGGTCTAGTGGTTATGATGTAAAAGACTATTTAACAAGTTTTAAAAATATTATGGATAGCATTTTAGTAATACATTTAAATAATAGTAAGGTTAAAAAGGGTTCTAAAGTTGATAGACATGAATTTATAGATACAGGTCTAATTGAAAAAAAAGATTTAGAAGTGTTTTTAAAAACACTTAAATCCAATCCCATTATTATTTTAGAAAAACCTAATGTAAATTATAAAGACGAGATTAACTGGGTTAATAAAAATTATTGAAATAAATAAAAAAAATGATAATAATATTTATGTTTAATATTAAACATAAATGAATCTATTTTATCTCATTGCAATGTTATTAATTATCTTTGATTTAAATATGGCTAATTCTAATAAAATTGTATTTAAACTAAGAAGAACAGATAATTATAAACTTTTATATAATGGTAACTGTACTACGTCATTTTATATAAAGAAGCAACTTCATCATTAATTAGTTTAATATTTTTAACATCAAACGTATTTATTTTATTTTTTTTAATTATTTTAATTAAATTTTTATAAAAATTGTCTTTTTTAATATTTTCATCATGTTTCATATAATATTTCCATAGCAACTGCTGTACCTTAAACTCTTTTTTTGTTGTATCTTTAAATTTAAAAGGACTTTTAACATGTGTTTTAATATATTTTTTTAATTCTTCGTCTTCAAATGTTTTATGTTTAACTTTTTTATTTTCACTTTTAATTTTTTTTATAATATCATATGGTTTGCTAAATTCATATTTAGGACAAACTATTTGTTTTTTAGGATAATCAAATAAGTTATCCTTAATGTCGTCTATAAAAACTACATTATTGTTAAATATTTTTAATGCCTCTTTTTTATTTTTTAATATTTTATATTTATTTTGCAGTTTTGATATTATAATTTTAAATACATTTGATAATATTTTATGAAAGCTTTGTGATTGGTAAGAGTTTTTACGCGTGAAATAAGGTTTATTAAATTTTACTTTTGATGCTTTTTCTATATTTTCAACAAGACCACCATAAGTCCATCCATAAGTCGAATTAGTATAAACATACAATTCAACGTGTTTATATTTTTTTTTTATAAATTTAACAAAATTTATAAAATAAGGTCTTAATAAACCTTTTTTTAATGTATTAACAAAATTTATTTTTTTTTTACATTGGTTTGATATCTTGTTTTTATTACATGCAATTTTTACCAAATCTAATATTTGCGATTCCATAATTGGATATTCGACATTACCGATAATACAATTGTCAATATCAAATATAAAAATATATGGTGCTTTTTTTTTCATTAATAAAATATCTATTTAAAGTAATTATTTTAATAATTCTATATATGATATATATTGACTTATTTTGTGGTATTGGTGGTTTTCATCAAGCTTTAAAAAGTTTAAATTGTAAATGCATTTTAGCATCAGATATTGATAAAAATTGTCAAGATATATATAAATTAAATTATGATATTGAAGTACAAAAGGATGTAAAGAAAATTGATGAAAATAGTCTAAGTGATTTTGATATAATATGTGCAGGATTTCCTTGTCAAACTTTTTCAAATGCTGGGAAAAAAAAAACATTTTCTGATAAACGTGGTTTATTATTTGATGAAATAATAAGAATTGCTAAAGTTAAAAAACCAAAATTTATATTTCTTGAAAATGTTAAACATATTTTAAAAGTAGGTGATGGCAATGTTATTAAATATATTGAAACACAATTAAATGAATCTGGTTATATTTTACAATTATTTAATATGTCACCACACAATTATGGCATTCCTCAACAGCGAGAAAGAATATATTTTGTATGTGTTAGAAAAGATATTTATAATCATATAGATATTAAATTACCTATTAAAGATATTACAACTAATTTTGAAAATTATTTAGATAAAAATGTAGAAGATAAATATTATATTAAAGGAGACATATTAAATGTCTTAGAGGCGTGGGATGAATTAATAAAGCAATTTGATATTGATGAAAAAATATCACCTACAATTTTAATAAATGAATATTACATATTAGATAGAAAAACAAATTTTGATAAATATCCAAAATGGAAACAAAAATATATAATAGAAAATGAAAAATTAATTAATAAATATAAAAATCAATTCGACGAATGGTATGAAAAATATAAAACTTTATTAAGTAAACGGGAAATATATGCTAAATTAGAATGGCAAGTGGGATTAATTAAACCAAATGATTCAATATTTAATTACTTTATTCAAATTAGACAATCTGGAATCCGTGTTAAAAAAACGAAATATTTTCCAACTTTAGTAGCAATATCACAAATTCCTATATATGGAAAGGAAAAAAGATATATTACACCAAGAGAATGTGCTAGATTACAATCTTTTCCAGATAACTTTATATTATCAAATAATGACAAAATATCATATAAACAATTAGGAAATGCAGTTAATGTTCAAAATGTAAAAACTGTTGTTGAGGCGACTTTTAAACATTATAATATAATGTAAAAAATGATTTATTTAAATTAAAACTAATAATTAAAAATGAATACACATAATAAAAAAATTGCAAATCAGTATGATTTAATTTATAAATCATTTGATACATCTCGTGTTAGAATATGGAATAACGTTAAATTATTTTTATCAAATTATAACGAAAATGATACATTATTAGATTGTGGTTGTGGTAATGGAAAAAACATGATTTATGCAAATAATTTAGGTTATAATTGTGATGGTTATGATATATCAAAAAAACTATTAGATATATGTATTTCTAAAAATTTAAATGTTTATTATTCCGATGTATTAAATATGAATTTAGATAAAAAATATGATAAAATAATTTCAATAGCAGTTTTACATCATTTGGAAACATTTGATGAACAAGTTTTAGCAATTAATAATTTACTAAAATGTTTAAAAGATAATGGAACATTATTGGTTTCATTTTGGTCAAAAGAAAAGAAATTTAATAATACAAATATTGATAAAAATCAAAATGATTATAGAAATTTTAATAATGGCGCAAACTATGTAGATTGGAAATTGGATAAAAACAATGTAATTAAAAGATACTATTATATACATGATTATGATAGTATTTTAAAATTAGTTAAACAAATAAATGTAAAATATATAATTACATGGGAATTGCAAAACTGGTTTATAATTTTTTACAAATAAATTAATAATTTATGTATATCTTTATAGAGAAGATGATTATTACAAAAAAGAAATTAAGTGTATATTTGACACTTACTATTGTAGTTATAATTATATTAATAATAGGTTTAATATATTTTTATAATTCTTATCATAATGCTAATTATAAATTAAATCAACAACAAATATTATTTAATAACAAAATAAATAGTTATGAAAACACTACCAATACTTATAGTGATTACAATAAAATAGATAGTAGATTAAATTATTTTGATGAATTAATACAAAAACAACATAATGAAATAATAAACAAATATGATAATCAAACTAGTGATAAAATTTGCATGACACAAAAACAATTAGATAATTTAACAAAACAAAAAGCAAATTATGTTAATAGAAATGATACAATAATGAGAGATTATAGAGTTGTAAAAGATGATTTATTTCCACCATTTAATAGGTCTGATAATAATACACATACTGATTTGGCAAATAATATAATAAATAGAAGTATGTATGTTAATACAAATAATGTAAATGATACTTTTAGACTAGTTGGTTATGTAACTAGTACGGATTCAAACAGAGATGCTGGTAATAATAGTTGGAAATTATTTGCTAGACAAAAAGATAGACATTTTTCTGAATTTTATATGTCTCCTACTAATAATAATAATGATGTTAAAATATTTTTAACAGATGATATTATTGTTGGGGATAGAGTTAGAGATATTTATGCTATACCAAGTAGTATTACATTTAAAAGTCCTATGTTAAATGACACACCTTATCAAGTTGTTGAAATACCGAAACAAGATGTTAGTTATAATGCTTTAAATTATATGTAAAACTTATTTAAAATATTGTAACATTAATTATATATGATTTATTTTTTATTTTTATTATCATTTATTGAAATTAGTATATCATTTTCATTTACTAAAGTTGGAATTATTACAGGGGGTACGAGGGGAATTGGTTTAGGAATTGCAAAATCACTTTCTGAAAAAAATTATGATTTACTTCTTACTTATAATACTAATAAAAAACAAGCCCTGCAAACTAAAAAATATTTAGAAACAACTTATAATAATAGAGTTGAATTAATTGGTGGTGATTTAACACAAAAAGAAAATAGGAAAAAAATTTTTACTTATTATGATAAAGTTTTTAGTAATAATACACATAATTTATCAGCAGTTATTCATAATGCGGGACAATATATTGGACTAACATCTGATAATAGTAAGCAGTTATTAAATAACGAAACTTTAATATTTGGTGATGGGTCTTTATTAAATAATAACGAAGATTTTAATACAAATAGTTTAGATTATTATTATCAATTATATGGTATGTCGTATATTGATATATGTGAAAGAGCCATATTAAGAATGAATAATGGAGGCTCTTTAATAGGAATATCATCTCCAGGAAGTAATGTATTATATAATCCTGCTATACCATCTTTAAAAACAGGATATGATATGCCTGGTTCTGGTAAAACAGTTATGGAATATAGTATGAGATATATCGCTTATAGATGTGGATATAAAAATATTAATACAAATATTATTGTTCCTGGTGCAGTTTATACAAGTGGCTTTAAAAAAATGATTCAGGAATTATTCGCGTATTTTTTAGGTAATATTGGTAGAAAAATATATAATAATAATGAAGAAATTATTGATAATTTTATAAAAAAATATGCTTCAAAGCGTTATCCAATGGGAATAATGGACCCTAAACAACTAGGTGATGTTGTATCTTTTTTATGCTCAAATAAAGGAAGAATAATTAATGGAGTAATACTTCCTGTTGATGGGGGAATGCATTTAAAACAATAAAATTTTTATTTTTTCTATTAATTATAAAAAAATGATTCTATCAAATATAATATAAATTGTATCATGGTAAATATGATTTGGGATTCGCTTCCTGATTGTCTTCTTGAAAAAGTTTATGAAAAAATTGTAATATCACAACCAAAAAATCTACTAGATGATATTAAAAGTTACAATTATACTATACATTGTATTAATGACAATTTAGAATTAAATCAATTTGTAGGAAGATATAATGAATGGTTGATACTAATTCATATTCTTGGCATATATTTTAAAAAAGAATCTCCAGAATACAGAACAAATAAATTTATAAAATTACAAACATTTGTTAAAAATACTAACAATCTATCTATTAGATATCAAGGTGGATTTTATTGGATAAATAGATTTGTTGCTAAAATGTCTATTAGTGAAAGAAATATTTTAGTTAGACATTTAAAAGGCGAAGATATTAACTTTGACTAATTTAATACTTAAAATTTATACTTTTTATGTTTAAACTTACATTTGCACACAGAGGACTTACATTTGCACCTGGAGGACTTACATTTGCACACAGAGGATGTACATTTTTTCCATTTTTTAGATTTTTGATTTTAAACTATTTTTGTTTATTTACAAGATACAAATGGTATAATTATATGTACGTTTCTATTATTTTTTACATTTTTTCTACTTTAATTTGCTTATAAAAAGTGAGCAAATTTTTGACATTTACCACGATAATGTGTATTAATATAATATTATTTACAAAAACGTTACCAGTTTTTTTTATTTTGCTCACCTCCTCACCTGAAAATTTTTTTACGAAAATTTTTTTTCAAAAAAATACGATTTTTTTTTTCTTGTTTTTTTTGCTATATTTTTTTTATCAGTTTAATGAATAACATTATTGCAAAAAATAGCATTTTTTATCGTGAAAAGGTCCTTTTTTAGTTTGCAAACTACCAAAAATTTTTAATTTATTAGTTTATTAATTATACATATACTTAATATATATAATATAGAATATAGTTTAAAATAGTAATAATTAAATTGATTTATATATAAAAAACATTCCCAAAATGCTATATATCTAAATATTAAATGATTTACTAATTGTTCGAAATAATTATTTTTTAACATACTTTGTTTTCCTTTATAATTAAAAATAACAACTAGAAATGTTAATAAATATATAATATTTTTTGTTGTATTTAAATTAACAATTAATAATGTATTTATTGATAATATTCTATCTAAATTATGATATAAACTATTATATTTATAATAATTCCAATGCACTAAAGAACATATCATATTCAATATCAAATTATAACTAAATAAGTAATAAACAGTATTATATGAATCATATATTGGTATTAACATCCATAAACTAGTAAATTTAAATATATTGCAATTTTTTTTTGGTATAATTATCATAACTGATATATATATATATAATTTTTAATTATTTTTAATTAGGTCTCTTATATTTTTTATTTGTTTTTTATAATGTTCTTGAGGTTCTTTTAATAATATAAAATGTAGTAATAAATCTACAATATCTTGATATTTCTGTGTTTCTATATTTGTACAAATATTTGTTTTATTTTCTTCTGCAAATTTTTGCATTTGAACTGTTTTTTCTTTAACTAATTCTTCAGCAAGTATATTTAAATCTTTTAAAATAAATTCATCATCTTTTTTAATTAATGCATTTGTATCGTTTTTATATTGAATATTATTGTTTTCTGGAAAATCTTTATTAAAATGTATTTCTTCTGTTAATAATCTAGGTATATCATATACCCTTTTAAAAATTTCCAACATTTTATCATAAGTTAAATAATCATGTCTTTCATTTCCATAATTATTTATATATATATTATTATTATTTGTAATGTAATTATTTGTTTGATTTTGAATATTATTTAATGTATTTATATTTTGTGTTTCTATTATTTCATTGTTTGATTTTCTAGCATGAATAATACTTCTTGGTTTACATTTATTATTAATAATATGTCTTGACTTACCTTGTCTTGTAGCAAAACTAATCATACATCTAGGACATGTTAAATCATCAACGCCTACACATTTAGATTCATGTATTAATAAAAATTTTTTTGTTTTGTAAGTTTTATTACATTTTTTACAATTAAACCCGGAATTTACAATTTTTTTGTTTAAGGTGACATTTAGTTCGTTAGGGGTGACATTTAGTTCGTTAGGGGTGACATTTAGTTCGTTAGGGGTGACATTTGCACACATTTCAAAATTTCTGTTATTTTCATGAATTTTATCCATATGCTTTGCATTCTGATGTCTAATTAAGTTATATCTTTTATTTGTTTGATAAAAACAAAAGCTACATTTATATGAAAATTCTGAGCATTTTTCAGTCATTACTATATTAATGATATAAAAAAACCTTAAATAGAAAAAACATTACCATAATTTTTTATTTTTGCTCATTTGCTCACTTGAAAATTTTCTACGAGAATTTTTTTCCAAAAAAAATCGATTTTTTTTTTTCGTTTTTTTTTGCTATAATTTTTTTAGCAGTTTAATATATAATGTTACTGCAAAAAACTTGATTTTTTATCGTAAAAAGGGCCTTTTTTAGTTTGCAAATTACCAAAAATTTTAAACTTTTTTGGTAATTATTTTAAAAATAAATACTATAAAATATGCATTTTTCTAGTTTTAATATTTTGAAAAATACTCTGCTTTATCAGTTATTATACCTTTAACACCAATATGTTCTAAGTCTTTGTAATCTTCATAATTATTAATAGTAAAACAATAAGTTGGTATTTTAGAAACGCATTCTTGGATATCTAATAAGTTATTATTATTAAATCTATCATAGGCAACATTAATACTATAACAATTATTAGTTTTTATAAAATCATACCAATCATCTGGAATATCATCAACTATTAAAGATTTTTTTATGTTTGGATATAATTTATTAATAAGTCTTATAACTTTTCTTGAATAAGAACATGGAATAATTGTAATATCATCACAATCTTTTATAATTTCCATTACATTTTTAACAAAATTATATTCATTATTATAATAGTTTTTAAGTTCTAAAAATATATTTATAGATAGTTTTTTACATTTTGCAATAAATTCAGTTAGTAATGGTATCTTTTCTCCTAAAAAGTTTAAACTATATTTGTAACCAATATCAACACTTTTTAATTCTTTATAATTATAATTTTTAACCTCCCCGCTAAAATTTGTTACTCTATCTAATTTTTTATCATGAAATATAACTGGTATATTATCTTTTGTTAATATTACATCTGTTTCTACCCATTTTAATTTTAAAGATTTAACAAAATCTAATGTAACTAAACTATTTTCTGGTGAAAAAGATACAATTCCACGATGTCCAATTATATCCATTATAATTCTGATAATTAATTAAGAAAATCATTTTTTAAATAAATAAAATTTTTGCGCAAAAATTATAAAAAATTACCAAAAAAATTAAATAATTGGGTTAAAGGGTACATTTTTTCAATTTGGATGTACATTTTTTCATTTTGGATGTACATTTTTTCCATTTGGATGTACATTTTCACCACTTTTTGTAATTTTGAAAATAATTTTTATATTTATTGTATTCATGTGTAAAATATAAAAAATGTTAAATTTTTACAAAAAATTAACGAAAAAATCTTTATAAAAAAATGAGCAAAAATATGGTTTACTGGCATAATAATCTAAATATAATAATACTTAATTAAATGTTACCAGAAAAAATAATTTTGCTCATTTGCTCGCCTAAAATATTTTTTTTGGAAATTTTTTTTCGAAAAAAATCGATTTTTTTTTTTCGTTTTTTTTTGCTATAAAATTTTTAGCAGTTTAATATATAATGTTACTGCAAAAAACTTGATTTTTTATCGTGAAAAGGGCCTTTTTTAGTTTGCAAATTACTAAAAAAATTAAACTTTTATGGTAATTATTTTTGAAAAAATTACTAGAAAAAATAAAAAAATTGGTAATTATTTTACACACATATATAAACCAGATAATAACATAATAAAATTAGCTATTTTCAGTGCTATTTTATTTAAAATTTTATTTTTTTGTATAGTACGAATATTCATTAAAATTAAAGGCATTTGCAACAATATAAATTGTAATGAAATACCATAAGGTAAAATCGTTCCTAAAAGTAAAAAACATAATGCTATTTTATTTGCCTTTTCATAACCATATTTAACAGGTATTGTTATTATATTATTATTTTTATCACCTTCCTGGTCATTTATATCAAGCATTATTTCTTGCCACATAATTAAATTAAATAAGTATGTTAAGCAAGGTATAATTAGTTTAAAATCTCCATTAGCAACTAAACATCCTACGATGATTGATTGTGATATTATAAAAGAAACCACAAAATTTTTAAGAAAAGGAATATTTTTGAAAATTGGTGTATATAAATAACCTAAAATAACAGAATTTGATAATATAAATCTTGCTATATTATTTGTAACTAAAGTAATTAAATAGTATGATAGTAATGTTATGTATGTTGATGTATGAAGAACTTCATGTGGTACAAGCAATTTTTTATTTAAAATTTTGTCTTTTTTCAATTTATCAGTTCCTAATATATAATCATAATAGTCATTAATAATCATACAATTACATGCTATTATAACACTTAATAAACCAACTAAAATTATATTAGGATTATATAATATTGCTAAATTTTTTGTACTTAAATAACTGCCTGTAATTGGTAAGGCAAATTCATATATCAAACTATTCGGTCTTGATAATTTGTAATAATGTTGTAATTTATTATTATGAATTGGTGACATATTAGTTAATATATTATTAGTATTCATTTTTAATTTTACTAAATTATTACTAAATGCGTTACATGATGTTAAATAAATAAATAAAATAATAAATTTTAATTTCATTTATACTATAATGTAAGTATTTTTTTATATATTATATAATTAGATTAATGAGTAAATCTGATTTAAAAAAACAAAAAGATATATTTAAAGATTTAGATAAACTTTATAATAAAAATAGACAAGAAATAATTGACTGGTTAAAAGATACTGCAGTTGAATATGCTGAACCACACAATGATAAAATTACTAATTTACTAACTAAATCAAAAATACAAATTAACACGACAAGCGAATATGGCGTTTATAATTTAATATTACAATGGTTTCTAAATAATAAAGATAAGTTTACAGATACCGAAGAACTTAAATTATTTGATAATATACCTTCAACAACCTTTACTAAAATATCAAAAGAGATAATGATGCAACCTAATTCTCCACGCGCTGCTAGTTCTCAAAGTCTTAATATTAAAGAAGCAATAACAAAATGGAAAGAAAATCCCAATATCGACCCTTATAATGCTAGTAAAGTTAAAACTTCTATAGTTCCAAAAAGCAAATATGCTCAATTATATGAAAAATTTATAACACACTTAACAAAAGGTTTAACGCCAACTGATATTATGAATCCAGAAATATTTGAAAGTATAAGAAAACAACTTCCAACTAATCATATCTATGTTTCTAATGAAATAGATTATCTTAAAAACTTAAAAGATCTTTATAGTGATGATTTAGTAGAAGATAAATGGATTGATTTTTTAGTAAAAGAAAAAAACTTAATTTATAGTAAAGAAACGATATTAGAAAAAAAAGGTTATACAGTTTATGACCATTTATTTATGCATTTTTATTTAAAAAAAAATAAAAAACATTTTAAAGATGATGGTATAAAAGAAATATATATAGATAATCTGGAATTTTTATATGAAACTATTCAAAATCAAATAAAATTAGTTAAAGCACTAGATATGGATTGTTATGAAGTTATTAATAGTATGTTAACATTTACGAGCGAACAAAATAAAGGAATAAACTTTCAAGTTAAAAGAACGGCTGTTTCACAAGATGAATGGCCATATCAAGTTCCGCCTCTTTTAAAATTGTTTACAGAATATCTATATGAGATTAGTTATTATTTAATGCCTATACAAACATTAAATGCAACAATATTTAACGATTATTTTTTGTATGGTAATAAAATATCAAGATTTGCATTAGATAATAAAAAGAAAATAGAATTTATAAACAATAGTATAAAATATAATAAATATAGACTAAAAACCATAATAAATTTAATATTAGGGTCAATGTATAATAGTGATAATACTGAAAAAATAAATATTAAAACATTTTTAAAAATACTATGGGCCGAAGTTAAAGATATAATATTTGAAGAACAAAAATATCGTACTAATAGAAGATATGGTTTGAGGCCTGATGATGAAAAAGTTTTATACTTAAATATTAATAAAACTATAGGCGAAGCAGAAATTAAAAATGTCAAAATGTTCTTTGTATCTTCAATTTTTGATATTGAAACTGCTCATAAAGAATCACAAGAAAATAACAATGTATTATATGAACCTGTTATAGACCCTTACAATAATTTACCCGAACCACCTAAAATGCCTAGGGCGCCAATTATTAGTCAAGATTTACAAAGATATAAAATGACATCGCATATTAGAGGTAAAAATCAAGCTAAAGAACGAGAATTAAAAGAACATCAAAAAAAAGAAAAACAATTTCAAAAGGAATTAAAAAGTTATGATAAAAAACTAAAAGACTATAATGATAAACATTTAGGTAAAAAACTATCACCTTATTTTTCAGTAAAATTATCAAGAGCAAAAAGTGTAATAAATGAAAAAAATTCATTACGATTAAGTTATTCACCTTTAAAAGTTAAAGCAAAATCACTAACAAAATTTAAATCAAAAAAACAGAAAGAACTATTGTCAAAATTTGAAAAGGAACCATATAGTAGAACATACAAAAACGAAATAGACAAAGAAACGCAAAGACTACAAAGAGTGTTAGAAAGACCGAGAATTGAATCAGAAAGAGAGAGAGAAGGACAAGAAAGAGAGAGAGAATGGCTTAGAGCAAGAAGCGACAGCATCAGTAGTGCAAGTAGCACGAGGTACAGCGATAGAGGCAGTGTCAATAGTGGCAGAAGTACTAGCAGTGGCTCTAGTAGTGGCTACAGTTCAGGCGGAGGCACTAAAACAAAACTTTCAAAATCAGATTTAAAATTAAAACTCGCTCTTGAAGTACACAATTCTAAATTAAAACAATATGCTAAACCAAGTCCATCAGGTAAATCTCCAAGACAAAAGTATATAGGTTGTGATTTAAATGATAATGATCCTATAACACAAGAAACTTTTGGAGATTTACATTTTAAGAAAATAAAATATTTATCAAAAATTAAAACAACATTACCAGATGGAAAAATAGTAACAAATTGTTATGATACGATACCATTTTATAATTATATATTAGATTGTAATAATAAAGGTATAGAACCACTACATTTAGCATTAGGAAGAGAACCTTTAACACGAAGGCAAAAAGATGAAGTATTTAAAAAAATAAAATTTTTTACAAAACAACCAACATTAGAGTTAAATATAAATACAACAAAAAAATATTTTTTAAAAGCAAAATATATACAATCACCTTACAGTCTCGGTCATTATACTACTTATAACCTTAGTGCGCAAATAAATATTGGATCAATAGATTTTAATGTAATAGATAATAATTTAATGCGTTATTCTAGTGAAGCACCAAAAATTTTACACGAAGGGCCAATAATTTCTAGAGACGATATCTTATTTGAAGACACATCTGATGAAACAGTTTTATTAATTCAAAAAGGGATGGAAAATGGGTCTTTATTAAGAATTAATACTTATCCTTATTGGATTTCAAATGGATATGGTGTTGGTAATATGCCATATGGTTATAAATTATTATCATTACCACCGTTTACTTTTAGTATAAACGATTCAATACAACAATCAGAAGAAAGAACAAAAGTATTTAATAATAGATTAAGAAGACTTATTTAATTTTTTGTAAATTATTTTGTTCCATTTATCATATATTTCTATATGTTTTCTAATACAGTAATTATGAATTAACATTTCATAATATTGTAGTTTTTTTTTAATTCTAAAAATATAATTTAAATATTTTAAATAATTTTCATAATTTTTAACTTCTTTTAAAAAATAATAATTTTTATTTTTACTATTATGATTATATTGTTTAACAACTAATAAATAATCATCATCAATTATATCTCTATATACTTTCATAAAAAATGATTAATTTATTATATAATATCATATAAAATTTAAGTAATGAATGAATTAAAAGATATTTTAAAAAAAATTAATGAATGTTGTATTAAGATTTCAGAACAAAAAAATTTAAACTGCACATTTGAAAAATTAGAGTTTTTAGAAAAAGAAGGGTTTTATGAAAAATATCCAAATACTAAATTTACTGAATAATACAATTTCTATTATTATTATATAATGGTTTAATCATATAAGTTTCATGTAATTCGTAACCTAATTTTTTATAATAATTTCTTACACCAGTCCCACTAATAATCGCCATTTTTTTGTATCCATTTTGTAATGCTATTTTTTCAGCTTCAAATACAAGTTTTTTTCCATATCCTTTATGTTGCATTGATTCATCTATATTATTTCCGACATTATTTAAATTTGAATATACATGCAATTCTCTGATTAGTGCCATATCTTTAAGAATATCTAATCTGTTTTCGTTATTTTTACTTAATCGTAATCTAATAAAACCAATTAAATATTTATCAGTTTCATATGATATGAAATATTCTTTACCATCTGAACCATCATATTCTTGTACCATAAGTTTAATATCATCATCATTTACTTTATTATTACCAACTTCCCTGCATCTAATACATTGACATGACCAATTATTTTTTTTCATATCATTTTGTAATAATTGTCGCATATTAACATATTTGTGATCATAACCACCAGATATATAAGTGCTAGGAATATCTCTAATAATTCTGTTAAGTCTTTTCCATTTTTGTACTTTTTGTTTAAAATTTTTAATTAATTCATATAATTTCAAATCATCGTAAGGTACATATGAACCTTCATCATACCATTTTTTTATTTTTGTCCAAGGAACAATTGCTGTTGGATAAATTTTATATTGATCTACTTGTATTTTTGGGTCATATAAAGAATCTTCAAGCATTTTAACATCCATTTCATAACTGGATCCAGGTAAATTTGGCATTAAATGAATATCGACTTTATAACAATTATCTTTTAATAACTTAATTGCTTCATATACACATTCGATATTGTGACCTCTATTAATTTTTTTAAGAACACTATTGTCAGTATGTTGTACCCCTAATTGAATTCTAGTGCAATTATATTTTCTAAATTTTTTAATTTCATCTAAATTAATTGTATCTGGTCTTGTTTCTAATGTTAATCCAATTATATGAATATTACTTTCATTTTCATTAATTTCAATTTCTTCTTCTAAAGATAAAACATCTCTTTTATAAATATTATTAAATATATTTGCACTATAATATAATTTAGTAATAAAATCATCTCTATATTGTTCTGGATATTCACTCCATGTTCCACCTAAAACAATAATTTCTAATTTATCTAAAGCATGACCCATTTCTTTTAATGTACTAAGTCTTGCATTCATTTGTTTAATTGGATCGAAATCATTATCGTTTGCTCTTAAAACAGCTGGTTCGGAAAATAAATAACTTCTTGGTTGATCAGTCCAGTTATTACCTTCATGAGCTTTTTCATTTGGACAATAAGCACAATCATGTTTGCATGAAAATTTACCAATTTGTCTATTACCATCTTCATCAATATATTCAGGATGTGCAGAAGTTAAAACAGTAATAACTAATACACCTGAATCCGATTTTTGTTTTTTTTTTATAATTAAATTTTTAATTTTAGTGTTATCAATATGTAATTCTTCATATAGTTTAACTAAATCACAATTAGATAAACTTATTTTATATTTTCTTTGCATATTTTTTTGAAACATAATAACATCTTTTTTAGTTTCAAAAGTTTCATATTGAGATTTAAAATTATTTAATAAATTTTGCCAAATATTTTTATCAAAAGTTTTCTTTTTATGTTGTTTATTAATATCTTCAATATCAATACTACACATTATTTAAACTAAAAAAATAAAGAATTTTATCATTTTTTAAATTATTTTGAAAAAAATGAATAATAATTATACAACAATTATTTATAAATGTCAAATTTAAATTACATAGATAAATTGCCTACAGATATCCTTTTAGAATGTGCAAAATATATTTGCTTGCCCCCAAAAAAATTAATTAGAGAAATAGAGCATTTTGGCAATGTTAAAAAATCACTTGACTTAATTAAAACTTATACTTTAAATAATTTAATTATAATTCATTATGAATT